CAGATAGTCTGAAATTAGCAAAAATATCATCCGTGTCGGCATAATCGTGTTGTTTCTTATCGTGCAATTCTTTTATTACATCAATAATTTCATAAAATCTTTTACTTTGCTTGTTCATATTTTTCCCAATGTCATATATGTTGGAAAGCCCCTTGGCGCCCATACTTTATTCTTATTCTGAAACTTCACAATCTCATCTGCTTCATCTTCAAAGACTTGTTCAGAAATAATATTTCCTGTTGGACGCTCAACTACTAGCCAACGCATTTGACCATTGCGTTTACTCAACTTCTTTTCATAACTTAAATTTTTATGTTTCACTTACCTTATACCTTTATTGTATTTTTTGAATATCTACTGCTGATTGCTTGCCACGCTGTTCAGCCAATTCATATGTAACTGCTTCACCTTCTTCTAATGTTCGTATGTCTGCTTTTTCCAATGCCGAAACATGAAGGAATGCATCCTTGCTACCATCATCAGGTGTAATAAAGCCATAACCCTTTTTAGGGTCAAACCATTTAATCTTACCTTGTGCCATTTAGTCTCCTTTCTATATTTTAAAATCTGAAAACTCACCGAGTTTTTTAAATTTATTACTCGTTGATAGTTGGTCCTCCTGACCAGTATCAACTAAATCTTCCTGCGCTTTTTGTTCTACATCATATAATCGCATTTTAGACCTATCAACTCCAACAATAAATTTTCTATTAACTGTTGGATCATTATATCTGTTCTTTAATTGTTTAATTAATATTTGATTTTTCTGTTCTAATTCTTCTGATGAAATTAATGCAAACATAAAATCTGCTGTTGCAGGCAAACCAAAACTTTCTGCTGTATCTTCCATTCCAACATCACTACTAACATAACCACCCCTTGTGGTCTGTGTTGCAGAAAATACTGGAATATTATATTCAACTGCAAGTCCTCTTAATTCTTCCGCTATCGCTTTAATGTATGTGTATGAATTAACATTTGCACCTGCTTTAAATCGTGCTGAAGCAGCAATATTTAAATAATCTACAAACAAAATATCTGGTTTAAATGATTTCTTTAATGCTAATTCATTCAATAAATTTTTAAAATGTCCTGTGTGTGCTGATGCTGTAGGATATTCTTTAATGATTAACTTACCTGTTGTCTTACTTTGCAACTTATTAATTTTTGTTTCATACATTTGATAAGGCAATTCTTCCAAATCACTCATACCAACATTTAAAAGATTGGCGTCTATTCGTTCAGCAATTCTTTCTTCTGCCATTTCTAATGTGATATACAAAACATTTTTACCTTGCAATAAAATGGATGAAGCAAGGTGTGTCATAAACATTGTCTTGCCAACACCAGTTCCTGCCAAACATATATTCAAAGTCTTGGAGGGAATCCCACCTCTGGTTATCTTATTAAAAAATTCTAAATCTAATTCTAATCGTTCCTCTTTTCTTCTATAAAAATCATATCGTTCTTTTGTTTCTGTAAGATAATCATGGCCAATCTTCTGGTCAAAGGAAACTGACAATGCTTGAGATAACATTTCTGGAAGATATTCTGGACTATGACTCTTATCTTTGCCATCAAGTATTTGAATGCCACCTAGTATCGCATTATGTATTGCTCTATCCTTACAAAACTTTTCTGTTGTTTCCACTAACCATTTCTGGTCAATCTGTTCCTTATTTAATGTGCCTAAAATATCCGTAATGGTTTTATATTCAGTTTCATTAACATCTTTTCTATTGTTTAACTCAATGGATAATGCTTCTTTTGTTGGAAGATTGTTATACTTGGTAATGAAATGATATATTTCCCTGAATAAAATCTTATCAAATCTCTCCGTAAAATATTCCTCCTTTAAAAAAGGTAATACTTTTCTGGCATACTCATCATTGTGGATGAGATTTTTAAGTGTTGTTCGTTCTATTCTTTCCATCTTTTTTCAATTTCTCATCCAATAACACAACTAATACATCACCAATATGATTAATAAATTCTTGACTATCTGTGTCCGCTTCAATTAAATTTTCCATAACTGTATAATCAAACTTCATTGGTAAAGTTCCATCAGGTTGCTTTTCTGACTCTGGTGCGAAAGCAACATTACCATATTTGTATGTAATGCTTGCGAATGGACCACTAATCAATTTAAGTGCTGTAAAATCCTCTCCTGGCTTTTCGACATAGACAAAATCTTCTCGGTGCTTAGGACTGGTCGTCTTGTGTTTCTTGGGGTATTTCAATTACATCTCCGTATTTAAATTCTTTTTTACAAGCAACTTCATCTATTTGTTTCAAGATATCTTTTGTAAAATATTTCGCTGGATCATTATTAATGGTCTTGCCAAATGCTTTTGAACCATCGGGCAATTCTATTCTAGTGGATACTTGTTTAAATATATTATACTTTAAAGCTAAATCTAATAGACCATAGTATCTATCTAAACCTTTATCATAAGTTAAACGAACATCCACCAATGCATTTTCTCTTGTTAATCTGGATTTGTAATTCTTGCAATGGATAATATTGCCAATGATTTCTGTGCCGTCCTTTTCTTTTCGTCTGGACAAATAGACAATGGAACTAGCCGCATATTTGAGACCAGAACCACCGCCCATTTCTTTTTTAGGGAACATACTACCGACAACATCATAAGTGTGGTTAGTTATTATAAGGGGAACTTTTGCTTTTCCTAATTTCAATGTTAAAACTCTAAAGGCAGCTTTTACTATTTGTGCCCTTGTCATATCTCTTGTTTCTTTTCCTTCTGCTGTATCTTCCATTTCTTTTGTGGTTGATAACATACCTAAACTATCTAATAACAATAGTAATGGTTTTCTATCAGAAGGATCCTGTAAATTATATTTGTCTAAAACTGTTATTGCTTGGTGCCTAAATTCTTGAACTGTGGTGACAGGCATAATCACCATTCGTTTGGAATCAATCTTTCTATCTTCAATCAATTCTTTGGTCACAGCAGATTCACTCTCAAAGAATATCACACCGCCCTCTGGATTTTTATCCAAAAAGTGTTTGCATATACCCAATACAAAGAAAGTTTTGCCTGTTGCACTTTCACCTGCTAATGCTGTAATCTTATTTGCAGGGATTCCATTATAGATACTGCCTCCCAATAATGCATTAAACACATAGGAACCTGTATCAATAAATGAATCTACATCACCTGCTTCTACACCTTCTGAAACTAGACTTGCATATTCATTTCCAGTTTCTTTAATTATATCTTTCAAAAAATTTGTCATTATTTTACTGTTATTTTATATTCGTATACTCCATCATCTGTTGTTTTCATTTGTTCTGCAAACTCTTTTTCTCTTTGTTTGCCACCTTCCATTGTATCGGAATACATTGTATCAAAACTCCAATCATCATCAGCATCCTCATATCGTTTTCTATCATATCGCTTTTCTATAGTTATCATTATACTAAATTTCCCACCTCCTGTCAATAAAAATATTTAATAATAACTATTTATATATTACATAAAACTATCTAATGTTGCCTTTCTCGAATTTCTAAACAGGTCAAAATCGTGCCGGAACTCTTCCGTTCCACTATCAACCCCTCTAAAAACCCAAACATTTTCTATAAAATATTTTGCCATAAAGGCATTTAATTCTTCTTTTGTTTTATACATCTTACGGCCTTGTGGTCGTTGCATAATCCTCATTCCAATTTGACCCATAAATGAATCTTTAAACTTATCTACCAATTCATCACTTGAGCGATATCGGTCACCCTTAATTTTTGGATCCATAATATTAACAAACATCCAACCATCATTACTTAAACTTTGCATAGTATTTTCAGCAACTGGTAAATAAAACTTATCTCTCCAATTCTCATATTCATTAAACTTATGCCACGATTGGTCTTCCTCAAATTCACCACCCTTATTATATTCTTCTGTAGAGAAATAAGGTGGTGATGTAAATGCACAATCTATTTCTGGAATTTTATCCCAAGGTAAATCTTCCGCTCCACATCTCCATATGGTCACCTTTTTAGGTTTTGGGAGGAACTTATTGTACACAGATGCTTGTTCAACATAGCGTTGATAGGTATTCGGATTCGGATCACAGCCATAATACTCTTCCGCATCCGAAGCAAAGAAACCTGCAAGTCTATCACCCCAACCACAACTTGTATCCAAAACTGTTTTGGCATTTGTCATATCATATACCGCTTTTGCTACTACTGGTTTGAATTGAGTAGCAATATAAGTGCCCAATCGGAATGCCGAAATATAACTTTTAGAGTCCAATACTCCACCGACAAGTTTGTCAGTAGCAGTACCATCTAATTCTTTAATTTCTTTCTTTTGGACTCCATTTATACCTCGCCATATTGGACCTAAGCATTTCCAAATGTCTTTTGCAGACCCGTTCTCCCATACCTCTTTCGGAGCTCTGAACCCATAACTCCCACACGCTAATCGTAAATCTTGGTGAAAATAATTACTTACATCATTAAAGGAGCTCGGTCCATTAATAAGTCCGATTCCGTATTTGTCAAAACTGAACTTGTAGTCATCATATTTCTCAAACACTTCTTTTTCTATTTGTTCTTTTGGAGTACAAATGGTGCTCGTATTAAACTTTTGCAAGTTATAAAAACATTCTCTCATTCTATTTTTAGATATTTCTTTAAGTGGAAATACAGGTCTTTCTGTCGCAATATATTCAGCAAGAGTCAATCGCATTTCTTCTTTGCCGTAGGTTGCGTTCAGTAATTCAAATGACTTGTTGTCTAATAAAGGTAGTTTATCATCGCTAGCAGCGTTTAAAAGACGATTATATAGTGTTTTATTCATTGTTTTCTATCATTTTATTCTTTTGTTGTTCTTTTTCCCATTTGTATAACTTGATATAATATACAACAACTTTTGGATATTGTTCAGGATCAGGTAATACATCACCATATTTTTCTATAAATTCTTCAATCTCTTTATCATCAACCATTAGAAAAACATATCTAAAGTTGCTTGTCTTTCAAAATTCCATCCAATTGCTTTGACAATAAATCGTAATGGTTCTAAAAATGATTTATCAAATTGACTATCATAATCAACATACTTATGGAGATTAAATTCTTTTGGAAGTTTAGTTGGGAATGCAATTACTTTTTCTCGTATTGGATTAGGTTCTTTCAATTGAATAAACTTAATCTTATCACCTTCTTTAATTGTTTCATATTTGTAAGTCAATTTATTTTCTTTTAAATAATGATTATATAACAAACTTCCTTTCGTATGTATTGGAGTGGACTTCTGATAAATGTTTGTAGTATCAGCATACTTAATAACTCCATTAACGGAACGAGGATATGCTATTTCTTCAGGAGATAATTTATTAAAATGATTTCTAAACTCATCTATAAACTGAATTAAAGATTGTTCATCTTTGGACATAATAACTTTTAATGCTTCTTTAATCTTTGCACGGCAAGGTGCTGGTGTTGAACTTTTAACTGCTTCAATACCCATAATTTTTAACTTTGGTTCTTTTAAATTCAAACCTTCATCATTCAAAACATTTAAAATATATCTTTTCTTAGCAGTCCATATGCCTTTGTTAGCGATTACTTCTCTTTTCATAATCATTTTTTGCTGAAATGCATTAACATAATTAGCAAGATTTTGAAAACTGGAATTAATAAATGGTTGTAACTTATCATCACAAAATTTCTCTAATACTTTTACAATCTTTTTATTATCTGATTTATCTTTAAATACTTTATTAACAAATTCTCCCAATCGAATATAGATTGAATCAGTATCGGATGCAACTACATAACTAATATCTTTTGTGTGTAAAGTCTTATTTAAAAAATAATTTACATCATTTTCAATCCATCGAATAGTTAATTGACCTGCCTTTGTAATGCCTTCAGCTTGTCTTACATCATAATATCTGAAATACTGATTACCAATAGCACCGTAAGCACTATTCAATGCAATCTTTCTTGCCATTTGTATATTATAATTGGTAGAAATATCTTTTAATAATGTTTTTCTACCAGTTTCTTCATATAATGCTTTGACTTCGCCTAATTTCTTTTTATATATCACTCGTTCTTTATATAATGTTTCCATTAATTCAGGAAGAATACCTTGTTTATCTGTTCGGAATTGAGCACCATTTGGTGTAACTGTTTTAGAATTTAACTTTGACAAATCATTTTTCTTATATAACATATCATCAACACTAACATCTTCAGGTCTATAACCAACCATTGTTTCTGGTGAAATATTATATTGCATAATTAAATGTGGATACAAACTGTTCAAATCAAAACTTACTATCCAATCATGGAATCCTATAATAGGATCCTTCACATAAGCACCTTCATAAGTTTCACTTTTGGTAGATTCTTTTATTGCAGGGATTACAATATTCTTTTTCTTTAAATGATTAAAGATAATACTATCCCACATACGGACTTGTCCAAATACATCCTGATAATTTACTTTTGCCTCATAAGCCATTGTTAAATGCAACTCAATAAGTTTCATTTTATCTTCTAACTTATCAACTAACTCCACATCCTGTATATTATATTCAACAAATTGCTGATAATCATTTGTATAAAACTCCTTAAAAGTATCATATGGATTTTCATTTTTACTTTCACCCAGTTCTTGCTGACCTATATAATCTAACTTATAACTTTCCTGTCTGACAAAAGTATGCTTTCTATATAAATCAAAATAATCTAATATGGAAACACCAAGTATGTCCCAATACTTTTGCTCTTTACTATATCCTTTACCTGCTACCCTAACATTATTTCTATTACATACACCCCAAGGACTAAATTGTAAAATATATTCTTCGCCCATTAAATAACTAAAACGATTCATTATATATGGTATATCAAAAAACTTAACATTCCATCCTGTAATAATATCAGGATTAAATTCTTTCCAAAATTGTGTAAATCTGTCTACTAATACTCGTTCAGTAGCACACCTATAATAGGTTACATCTTCTCGGTCAGATACAAAATTATCTGTGCCAAAAACAACTATCTTTTTATTAATATGATTTTTAACTGTGATACATAAAATGGGTTCTGAAGCTGTTGCAACATCAGGAAAACCATGCTCACTTGCACATTCTATATCTATAGTCATCAATCTAATTTGATTCATATCCCAATTAATTTTATCAGGAAAAGTATCTGCAATAAACGGATATTGATATCGTGTATTACCAAAGTATTCAAAATTAGCTACATCTTTGTATTCTTCAATCCATTTTCTTGCTTCAAATTGATTTTCAAATGTAATCTTTTCTACATTACGACCATCTAATGTTTTATATTTTGTTTCTTTTTGAACTGGAACAAATAGGGAAGGTTTATATGGTAATCTGAACTTTTTACGCTCACCATTTTCATTGATACCTCGCACTAATAGTTTACCACGATACGGTAAAACACTCGTATAGAATTTCATAATATAATAATATTTTTAAACTTGTTTATTTTTAAAATGTGTATGTAAAGCTCTTTGCTTTCCTTCAGCACTTGATATTGTACTGATTAATTTATCCAATTCAGATAGGTGTTGTGGATGTTCTCCAATACCTACAGGATTGTCAAAATAAATTAATGCCGTTGCATATGCCGCTGCGATTTCAGCGTCATACTGCTTATCTAATGCTTTAAATAATGGATTATCTGATAAATTTTGAACCATAATATAACTCCTTTCATAATATATTATAACAAATTTTAGTTAATTTGTAAAGCAATTATTGCTTCCAATTTTCTCTATTTTTAAAATATTTGAAAATCCCTTGGGTAAGACTCTTTTTACCATTAAGTTTTTCAATACCACCAAAACCAGGCATACTATTTACTTCAAGCATATATGGTTGTTCTTTTTTTCTATCTTTTGATGGAATAAAATCTACACCCACTAATCTACCACTAACAGCCTCGGCTGCTTTAATTGAATCTTCTTTTTCTATTTCTGTTAATTCTATAGGAGATGTTTCTGCTCCAAGAGAAACATTAGTCCTAAAATCTTGAGCATCTGAAATAACTTTTCTTTTCATAGCACCTAAAATTTCTCCATCAAGAATTATAGCTCTAACATCATACTCTATTTTTATATACTCTTGAATAATAA